AGATTGGTAAGCATGTTCTACGCTTACATAATTTCTTCCGAGCTTATCTTTAAAAGGACGCTCAGCTAAATTACTTAGCCAAGCATTCTCACCAGAGCTATACCATATATTCATTTTTATCTCCTAAATTAATAATACAAATAATAAACAACCAACCAACGCTGTTAAGCGCTGGTTGTATTAGAATCCCGAGCGTCATCACAAACACAAGGCAAAAGATCATTAAGATCTATGCCCATGTCTTCCCAAGTCTGATCGATTTCAGACTGGGGTGTATGACATGCAGGACAATATTTATGAATACTCATATGTATCTCCTATATAAATTTACAAATAATGAACAACCAGCTAGACGACGTAGGAGTCAGCTGTAACATTTGAACGTAAGAATGCGGGTTTGCGAGCATTTGTTACACTTGTTACAGATGAATTTAGGGTACTGTAACAGCCTGAAACCCGCGTGGTTGTACTGTTTGCTTGGATTATGTTACATGTAACAGATGATTTATGTTCTCGATTAAAGAACAACGGTCGACGGTCGTTATGGTACAACCTCTATCTGGTCTTGCTGTAACGCTGTAACATTTGCATGCATGCACATATGCAAGCTCGCTATTTTACTGGGCTGAAGCACGTTACACTTAATGTGTTACACATGGGCTTTTTACGTGTAACACGTGTAACATTTTCCCAGTGCTCGCACGCACATGATGCACGCACTCCACATCACTTCGTGATGATAGTAGTGGGGTGGGGGCCGAAGCCCCCGGGGGAGAACTATTAATAGTTTTTGATGTTTAATAGTTTTGTTAGCTGTAAGTGTGTTAGCCCGAGTAAAGGCTTAGTTCTTATAGCATATGTTTCAAGCGTGTCTACTAAAAGATCGCAGTCTCTTAGTGCGGTGTAAACGCAGAACCAAAATGGCATCTTCGGTGACTTACGAAGTCTGCGATATTCTCGCGTAAACTTGACCTCCTGTTTGGAGGCCAAGATGTTGCGTAAATCTACTAGAGATTCACGAGGTTTAAGAAATACCATGCGTGGTGCAAGTATGAAGTAAAAGAATAATATGTTCATATTTATCTCCTGTCTGTGACCGCGAGCGCGTACCCGAGGCCGATTGTAGTTAAGCTTAGAATAAGCCATATACCATAGTGTAGGTAACCCCAATAGATAGAGTTACCTGTTTTAATTTCAATAGACATAAGTGTCCATAGAATCATTGATGCAGTGAATAGAAGTAGTGATAGTAGTCTCATAATTATCTCCAGCATTTATATTCTAAACATTGACCGTCGACGTATGGCCCTGTGCAGATGTTACATACTCCAACATCCCCTGACTCTTCAGAAGATGTTGGCTTAGCTCTAGGCATAACGACTGAAGGTTTCCAGTCTTTAGATGTATATCCTTTAGCGAACTCAGTAGATACACGAGCCACGGCTGGGATAGATTTACTTGCTACTTTCTTGGATAGATCTACGACAGATCTTGTAGCTGAACCAGATAGTTGTATAAGTTTATCAAACATGTTGATTACTCCCGATCGATTAAGATCATATGTATATATTCTTTATTGAATACACATAACATAAACAACCGTCGAGCGACAGGGGAGCGAGACTATACAGCCTACCCGGAAATCGAAACAAGGTTCCAGGACGATGAATCGGAAACAAGGTTCCAAAATGAAAAAAGGGAGGCGGGGGGCTGCTGGAGGCGAGGGGGGAGACAATGAATCAGCGATATAGTATAGTATTTTCAAAAAAAATTTCTGAGAAAAAATTTTCAGAAAAAATTTATGACAACTAAAGTTTGCGATCGCTGCAAAAAAGAACTGGATCTTTCTAGATTTGTCCAAGAGAAATTGAAATCTGGAAATGGTACTTACCCACGTAATGTTTGCAAAGCGTGTACCGTCGACCTTCGACAACGGAGATCGAGCGGGGACCCCGAGCGTTTTCTACGGCACATCTTCAACAGTCTAAAAAACAAGCGCAAAGATACTTGCGAATGGGACCTTGTGCCAGAAGATCTTTTTGAATTGTGGCAAGAACAAGAGGGCCGTTGTGCGTTGTCCAATAATATTATGACGTGGAGAAAAGGTGGGGGCTACCATGATTTTAATGCCAGCGTTGACCGAATCCAGCCCGACGGTCCATATACCAAAATGAATTTACAGTTAGTTTGTTATAGAGTAAACATCATGAAACACGTGCTCGATGATCACGAGCTCTATTGGTGGTGCAAGAATATCGTGACAAATAGAGAAGAATACTAATATAATTCCATTTACATGCGTTTATTAGACGAAGACAGACCTACAGAAATAACCGAACAGGATAGAGCGGAGTTTCAATCCCACCTACCTTATGCCGGATTACACTTAAACGAGCTTTCTGTTCAAGAAGAAAGGTTGGTGTTATTTCATTTACGCGGTATGACAAAAGCTGCCGCTGGAAGAGCTGCGGGCTATAGAGATGTAGACCGTGTTTACTCTTTATTTAAAACAGAAAAATTACAAAAAGCTCTGGCCTATTTACGTAATGAAATGCGTGAAGAAGTTAAGTTTGATAAAAACACAGCAACGGGAATGTATTTAGAAGCGCACCGTAAATCGGCGACCGCGACTGAAGAAAAGAATGTTGTCGATTCGTTGTGCAAGCTCCACGGTCTATTTATGCCTGAGAACGCAACGCAAATAAATATTAATGTGGATAAAGTAGAACAGTTGGAAAGATTGTCCGATGCAGAGTTGCTAAGAATTGCAGGGGCAGATACAAAATATTTAGAGCCAGCTAATGACACAAAAGATTGAATGCCAAAGATGTAAAGGGTTATATCATGAAACCCTTATATTGTTAGATGATATATGTGTTTACTGTAGGGCGGACGAGGCTGAAAAAGTTCCCGAGCCCCAGTTGAAGTCTGAACCGGCTCAAGCGAAACAAGAAGACTTATCCGCACAAGTAAAAGCGGAACAAGAACTAGCAAAAAGAATCTTAGCACGTAAAAGGTTACTCCCATTTGTTGAACGTTTTAATCCAGATTATTTAGCCGGCTGGGTACACAAAGATATCTGTCAAAGGTTAGAAAAATTTAGTGATCAAGTAGCAAATAAAGAATCACCAAGGTTGATGCTCTTTATGCCACCGCGACACGGTAAATCTACTTTAGCCAGTGTTGCATTTCCTGCGTGGCACTTGGGTCGACATCCTAATCACGAGTTCATAAGTTGTTCGTATTCAGGTTCTCTTGCAATGAATTTTTCAAGGAAAGTTCGTCAACTCCTTAGAGAACCAGTATATAAAAATGTATTTGAAAAAGCTAGGCTGGATAAAGATTCTCAGTCAATTGAATCGTGGCAAACGACCCAAGGTGGTGGTTATGTTGCAGCGGGTGTTGGTGGAGGTATTACTGGTAAAGGTGCACACGTAATGGTCATCGATGATCCGGTAAAAAACCGCGAAGATGCAGAATCAGATAACAACCGCGATGCGACCTGGGATTGGTATACATCAACTGCTTATACACGTTTATCACCCGGGGGTGGAATACTTGTGATTCTCACAAGATGGCACGACGACGATTTAGCTGGTCGATTATTAAAACAAGCAGAAGAAGGTGCTGACCAGTGGGAAGTAATTAAATACCCAGCCATTGCAGAAACTGATGAAACTTTTAGAAAATATGGTGAAAGTTTACATCCAGAGCGTTATAATGTGGACGCGCTCGAGCAGATAAGGAAAGCCATCGGTCCCCGAGATTGGTCTGCTCTGTATCAACAGAATCCAGTATCCGACGAAGGCGATTATTTTAGCCGAGACATGATTCGTTATTATGAGGATGAAGACATTGAATATGCACAGCTTAATTACTATTGCGCGTGGGACCTTGCGATCGGACAACGTGACCGGAACGATTATTCAGTTGGTATTGTTGTCGGGGTCGATGAATATGATAATTTATTTGTTGTTGATGTCGTTCGCGGAAAATATGATGGGTTTGAATTAGTAGAACAAATTTTAGACTTGTACGAAACCTGGCGCCCGGGTATAGTAGGCATAGAACGAGGTCATATTGAAATGGCCTTGGGGCCCTTTTTGCAGAAACGTACTAGAGAACGGGGATTAAGCGAAGCTTACTTTAAAGACCTAAAAGTAGGTCGTAGAGATAAAGAAGCAAGAGCACGTGCAATTCAAGGTAGAATGCAACAAGGTATGGTATACTTTCCAAAGGACGCTGTTTGGACTGGAACCATGGTTGCAGAACTTTTACGTTTTCCAAATGGAGCCCATGATGACCAAGTCGATGCGTTGGCATGGATAGGTTTAATGATGACAGAATTTGCTACCTTCTACGAAAGACCGGAGCATGTTCCATCTTGGAGAGATAAGTTAAAACATTTAACTAAAGGCGAGAAACATAAATCATCGATGAGTGCTTAATGGCAGAGTATAAAAAACCTAAAAAGAAACTGGACGCAGCAGAAGAGCTAAACATTGCCCGTCGGCAATGGGAATCTTACACACGAGCCAGGGACAACGGTCACACTGATTATATTGAAATAGCAAAACAATGTGATAATTTTTATCGCGGTGAACAATGGGACGAAGCAGATATTGCTGCGTTAGATGACCAAGGTAGACCCGCCTTAACAATCAACACAATTTTACCAACAGTTAATACTGTTATTGGTGAACAAAGTACACGAAGAGCAGATGTAGAATTTAAACCGCGTGGTGCTGGTATGCAAGAAGTTGCAGAGACACTAACAAAGTTGTACATGCAGATTTCTGATAACAACAAACTCGATTGGATAGAATCACAAGTTTTTTCTGATGGTTTAATTCAAGACAGAGGGTGGTTTGATGTTCGTATAGATTTTTCAGATCACATTCATGGCGAAGTGCGAATTACTCAAAAAGATCCGCTCGATATCATTATTGATCCAGATGCAAAAGAGTATGATCCAAAAACCTGGAATGAAATTTTTGAAACAAAGTGGATGAGCATAGATGATATAGAAGAAATCTATGGACAAGAGAAAGCAGATAAATTAAGAATCATAGCAGAAGTAGGATCAACCTTAGGTTCAGATTCAATTGAATATGAAGAAGAACGATATGGAGATACCTACAGCGGTGAATATGCAAGTGATTACCCAAATAACCCAGAAGAAGCAAGAGCTGTAAGATCAATCAGAGTTGTAGAAAGACAACATTATAAATTAAAAGAGTGTATGTTCTACACCGACCCAGTTACTGGAGACCAAAGAGAAGTACCTTATGACTGGAGTAAACGCAAAAGAGAAAAATTTGCTGATGACTTTGGTTTATACATAGTCACTAAAACCGTTAAAAAAGTACGTTGGACTGTAACAGCTGATACTGTTGTTTTGTTTGATGATTGGTCTCCTTATAATTCATTTACATTGGTTCCTTATTTTCCATATTGGAGAAGAGGTAAACCTTTTGGCATGGTTAGAAATTTAATTTCACCACAAGAACAACTAAACAAAATTTCATCTCAAGAACTACACATTGTAAACACAACTGCGAACAGCGGTTGGGTAGTTGAGTCAGGTTCCCTTACAGGAATGACAGCAGATGATTTAGAAGAACACGGTGCGGAAACTGGTTTAGTCCTCGAGTTTAATCGAGGCTCTACTCCCCCAAGTAAGATCCCCCCAAACCAGATTCCCACCGGTCTGGATCGTATAAGCCAAAAAGCGGCAGCAAATATTAAAACAATTAGTGGTATTTCTGATGCTATGTTGGGGACAGATAGTCCAGAGGTTTCTGGTATTGCAATTCAAGCAAAACAGAACCGCGGTGTTTTAATGATCCAAGTACCTTTAGATAACCTAAAGAAAACACGACATTATTTAGCGGAAAAAATACTAAACTTAGTACAAAGTTATTATACGGAAGAACGTATCATTCAAATTACAGACGAAGCTGATCCTTACAAACAAAGGGTCCCACTGGTTGTAAACCAAATGACACCAGAAGGTAGGATTATTAATGATTTAACCTTAGGTGAATATGACGTAGTTATTAGTGATGCTCCAGCAAGAGATAATTTTGATGAAGTTCAGTTTGCAGAAGCTATTGAACTTAGAAAAGTCGGCGTGCCTGTACCAAATGATTTAATTGTTGAATACTCACATCTTGCGAAGAAAGCTATGGTAGCAGATCGAATAAGACAACTTGAAGGTACAGCGCCTCCAACTCCAGAGCAAGCACAGTTGCAACAGTTCCAAATGGAATCACAGATTAGAAGTACGCAATTAGAAATTGCTAAACTAGAAGCAGAAGTAACTAGACTTCAATCTGAGACAGCATTGAACGTAGCTAAAACACAATCAACCGAAGCAGACCCACAGCTTAAAGTAGCTGAACTGCAAAGTAAGTTGGAAATGAAACGTGAAGAATTAGATTTACGTGAAAGATTGTCGTCAATGACCAACGACATGAGAAGAGGTCAAACAGAAACCCAGGCTGCCGCTAAATTAGCATCAGTCGCCATGAAACCAAACCAAGGAGGTAGATAAAATGGCTAAAAAAGAAGAAACCAATGAGATGATTATGGATGCTATGCCGGGAG